GCTTTCCAATCGTTAGATAATTTTTCATTAGTTATAGTTTGATATAATTTTAGTTCATGAGATAAACTAGACTTTTTAGAGAAGTACTCCTTTACAATATTAATTGCTTTCGAATCCTTATTATTTAAAATATCAGCGGTAATTTGTCTTACCAGTAATTCAAATATTACGCCGGTATTACGAAGCTTATTATGTTTAATTTTTTTCATATAGTATTAGTACTATGTATGTATTACATTAATAATTATTTGTTACGTTAACAAATCATTCAGAAATATTAGATTCGTCTAAAAAAGTACCTGCATCTGGATCAGACTTCTTCGGCATTTTTATACTTTCCAATATTAATTTCTTTGATTTGCTATTATTGTTGGTTACGAATCCCAATCTCTTTGCAGCATCTTTGCTATTAGATTTATTTACATTTTCTTTTACTGATAAATCTATTGCAGGTTTAAATGCGGTTGAACCTATCGGATCTCTTCCAAATATATGAGCATCAGTGCCATATGCTGAACCACCACCTTTTGGTCTTCCATTATTTTCTGGCTCTGTTTCTACACCGGCATTTCTTTTACTTACATGTAATGAAGCAATATCATGCGGAGTACCAAATGATTCTCCCGTAAGAATTGGATCATTTCCTTCTTCTTCAATTTGAGTTTGACGGAATTTATTTTTCATATCATCTAATACAGCATCTCTTTCATCTTGCCATTCATTATCAGACAATTTAAATACATGCTTATAAATCCATCCTTCAGATAATAATTTAGATTCTTGCATTTCCTTTGCTAACTCAATCTTTTCTTTCCATAGTGCAAGTAATTCTTGCTCGTAAACAATTGATGGAGTAGTCAATGCTATTTCAAAATTAACTAAATCTTCGTCTTTATATCCTTGAGAAAATAAATGAATAACTGCTATTTTAGTAAGCTCTGAAACAACGATTCTTTGAAATCTTTCTACTGTTCTAGCAAAACGAACATCTTCAGCAGCTAATAAAGCTTTACCTGATATACCCTCATCAAAAGTTAAAAATGCTTTAGGAATCTTTAATCCTGCTAACATTCTATTCTTTAAATATTCAATATCTTCAATACCGGTAAATTCCATACCTGATAAAGTATCGATTTCAGTTCCTGATTGATTTCCTCTTACCGGAAGATAAAAATCCTCTAGCATATTCATTAAATTGAATTTTAAATCATAATCACCTGTTTGTTGATCGATATATGGCTGCTTCTTCATTTTATTCATGATTTGCTGCATATAGTTATCAACCTCACTAGTAGGAATATTTCCAACGTCAATTTTAAAAATACGTCTTTCAGGGGCTCTCATTACACGATGAATTAACATCGCATCTTCCATCATCGTAAGCTGTTTCCAAACTTTACGAGCGGGCTCTAACATTGATTTACCGTAAGGTAAAAAGTTTGAATCTGTTAATAAACGGAAATGTGCAATTTCGTAATTCTTATACTTAATTTTATTATTGCCCATAACAGAGAATTGAACGTGATAAGGATTATTTGGATCTGTACCTTCTTCTCTAACTACTTCATATGCTGATAATGGCGTTACATTTACAATACCAATTTCTTCTCTAATATCTAAATATAAATACATATCACCATATTTATTCATACTTCTAATCCACGGCCACAAATTAAACTCTACATTTAAAATATCGTAGAACAAGTTCTCTAAAACCTTTTTAATAGTCTCATCCGAACTTTTTATAGTTAGTATTTCATCATATTCATTTTTACGCGTCGCTTCATCAGAATAAATATCTAATGCTGCTGAAATAATAGAATCCATATCCATTATTTCGTAATCGGTATAAAGCTCTGTTCTAGAACTTTGATAGTTATAGTTATTATTATAAGTAGATATGCTAGGTTTTATTCCATGTAGTCTAGTAAATCTATCTACATATTTAGATTGTTCAAGGTTACCTGCAGATTGTAATCTATCAGTATCTATTACTCTTATTCCTTTTCCGCTACCTACTCTTCGTACAATAACGTTATTTGAAAACAGCCTACCTAATCTTGCTGAAAGTGATTTATCTATTAATGACATTATATATCTTTATTATAATTATATGTTTATTGGAATATTGCCTGGTTTTTATAGTAGCCAACTTATATCTTCATCCTTACCGCCAACTTTCATATTCCATTGATTAGCTTGAGTATTATTTGATAATCTGCTATATACAGGAGATGATTTACCTATTAGCCCTACGGTTTTTCTGTGAAGGTCTAAACCTTGCTGTCTTAATCTTAGTGCTGTATCGCGCACCCAAAGAGCTATACAAAAAGAAATAACCAAATCATCATTATAACCATATTGCGCTTCTGGTCTTGAACCATGCCAAATAAAATTCTGTAATTCAGCAATCGTTCTTTTACTGTGTATAATAGGAGTCTTATCTCTCATATACTCAACTAACTTAGATATAATTAAAGGGCGATTTCTTGTTGTTTGAGAAAATCCGGGAGTCATTTTAGATTTAGTTGCTAAATCATAACCGCTTGTTATTTGTTGTTGAACATCTATAACTGCTAAATCAGCGCTACTATAAAATAAATTAGCATATCCTCTATCAATTGCGGGTTGAATTGCTGCCCATCCTATATTAGCATTTTCAATTACTAGTAAAGCATCATTATATTCCGTCGCAATTCCAACAAGCATATTTCCAAAATCTCTAGGATCTAATTTCCCTTTATATTCTGCGACTTGTTCTACCGTCTCTATATCTATTATATGGAAGGCGGAGAAATCCGAAGCATCGCCCCTTGAAACGTCTGCAACCACCATATATGATCTGGTATAATCAGGGACTTTCCAAACCCATAAATTTCCGTCATATCCTCTCTTCTCCATTGGGTCGCAACACATAACTGTGTCTTCCCAATAAGACTTTAAAATTAAAGGATCAATTACTGTATTACCGGATGTCGTGAAGTCACAGTTATGAGATATAATGCCATCAACACAAAAAATATTACCATCATCTACATTAACAATATCATATAAATCAATAACACCATATTTTAACTCTATAGATTCTACTATTACTTCTTGAGACCCATTACTATCTATTATTGAACCAATCTTTAAAGTATTTGCAAATATTTCTGTGGTATTATATATAAATGGATGGGTCATTGAACATTTTAAATGTTTGCCATTAGATAATACTATATTAAAATACTTATCTTTTTGTAATTTACGAATACCCGAAAATCTCTTAAAGCCATTTGGGGTGTATATTTCATATCGGCTATTTTTTATCATATGACGATACTCCTTTAACTCTAATAAATGTACATTTTAACAAGTTTTCAATTAATGCCTGTCTCTTTTGATCTAATTCTTTAAGAATTCCATTCGAATCATAATGTGCGGGTTCATCATATTCAATTACAATATTTTTAGATTTACTATACCCATCAAGATAATATCCTAACTCTTTAATATAATACTCCCCCCCATTTTCTGCATGTAGTAAGTCAGTAATGCCCAAATCTTTAGCAATATTATTTAAAATTTCTATCGACTTTTTATTGTATCTAGGTATGCAATTACCACTACAAGATTCGATGTAGTTTATGGTGCTTTGACGCATTTTAATTAATGTTTCTTGTGAATGTGATCTACCTATCCATGTCTTTTTAGGCTCGGGGCATGATCTGCAAAATTTTGTAAAGTTATATATTTTACCACACTCGCATTTAAGTTTTTCAAGATCATAGTTATAGTCCACAATAAATCTAATTCTAGAAGTGAAGCAATATGATCTTTTATATGAATTTTGAGATTTCATTACATCTTCTAATATTTTTGTATGTTCATATATAGATTTATACAAAACAGGATCAGATTTAATTAGTGTGCGATTCTTTGACTTACCAAATAAAGATAAATAAAAGCCATCCTTAATTAATTTATTTCTCGTATCTTCTTTTGTATAAGGCATAATACCCTCTATCGAGTTTTTAATTTTTTTATACCCTTCCTTGACATAATTTAAATGACCGAGCTTATTATATAAATCCTCTAATCTTATATTTTGTATTTCTCCTGTCATAGAATCTCTAATAGTTACTGTGGATTCACCCCATAAACAATCACATTCTTGAGCTGCTAATTTTTCTCCTAATTCTGCGGATTGAGCATCTCTCCAAGCTTGATGTCTATCTGGATGTACTGTCCAATGTAATTTAATAGTATGAAAGTTATTTTGTCCAGATTCGGCCTTTTGCCACATACGATGAAAAAAGTTACCCATACCATTCGGTGTAGATAACATAATACATTTACCACCTGTAGCCATGGTTTGTTGCAAACCACCCCAAAGTTCTTCGATAGTATTGGATTCAATAAATGCTGCTTCATCAATTACTAATAATGAAACTGCTTCAGAACGTCCTGCGCTTACTGATGTAGAAGAAGCTTTTACTTGAGAACCATTAGATAATCGTAATGATAATTTATTATCTTCTGTAGATTGAGCATTTTGCTTTATCCAAGTTGGTAATCCATCATACATTACCCTTACTTTAGTAACTAAGTTTCTTGCTACTTCTTGTCTTGTTGCAATAGCTAAGCAGTTCTTATCTTCATGAAAAACCATTAACCATAAAATATATCCTGCTGATAATGTTGATATGCCTAATTGTCTAGACTTTAAAATAATATTTCTATCATTATCCCTAAAATCATATAAGCATTGTTCTTGAAATGGATATAAATCAAAAAGCATTTTCCCTTTTACAGGATGTTGAATAACACAATACTTTCTCATAAAGTATACAGGATCTAAAGCACATTTCCTGTATTCTTCTTTAATTAAATCCTTTACATTCTGCGTTCCTTGGACTTTACTTTGATAATCATTTACGTCTGCCATACTAGAATAACTTAAATAATAATAATGTAGTTATAATTCCGGTTGCAAACATAAAAGGAGGCTTTTGATACCACTTTGGATTTACTGTATCATATAATTTCTTCCAGGTTTTAGAGTTCTCCTCTAGATTATTGATTTGAATTTTTTGACCTGCGATAGTTGTACTATCCATTTTCATTACACTCTTATAATCAATAACTACTGAATTAAATTCTTTAATTAATATAGTATTGATAGAATCTCTGTGTTCTAATACTACAATATTATTATAGATGTTAAGTATTTTCTTTCTAGAAAAACATGTATCTATGGGTTGTGTATATACTCTTGTTATTGTTGCGAATAAAAGAAATATTAAAATTAATAACTGTTTCATTGTTTATAGTTTTTTACTGCCAAACTCATTTAAGAATATAATGGCGTTAGATATACTGGTATCAAATGTAGGAGTCTTATTTAATTCTTCCTGCAAATTATTAATAATAGTAGATCTATTTTGTATGTTGTTAATTATCTCGACTTTTTTAACTGCGATGCTATCCAATTTTTTAGATATGCTATCATTCTGCACTACTCGTTCTTCAATTTCGTTTTGTAATACCTTTACATTTGCATTTAAATCTGTGATGTAATTCTTAATATAAAAGAAAATAATCACAAAAACAAATAAATAAATAGCATTAATTAATATTCGATATTTCATTTTGTTCTTCTCCTAATAATTGAGCACTTATCTTTTGAAAGTCCTCTTCCATTAATTTACTTAATTCTTCTTCTTTACCTTGCCAAGGCGATTCCCATTTTTCAATAGTCCCGTCTGAATTAACAAATTCTGCTTTTGTCATCATTTCTTGAATTGCTTTCATTTCTGATCTAGCATCCTTTAACCAAGATTGGATATTTGGTTTCATTAGATTTTTAGCATATTCGTCAAACGTACCATTTAATCTATGTTCATGCTCCATATCAATTACACAATCAAAGCACATCTTATGGACACTCCACATTTTTTTGTTGTACTTATTGTCTTTTATTTCGTTAGAACATTTAGGGCAGACATCAGGCATTCTTAATTCTTTTAAAGCAGCTCTAATAGCATCTAATGCTTTAGTGGTGTTACTTTTAAATCCTTTAAATTGCTCCCATTCTACACCATTACCATCAACCCAAACATCTCCCACTTCATGGGTTTCTTTAGTAGCTTCATAACCTACAGATGTTTTATTTTGGGTGCGGTGAGACCCGTCTAACATTTGGCGAATAGCACGTATATTTTGTAACTTATTTTTTTTCATATTTTATATGTTTTATTTTGTATAATTGATCTTATAGTATTTGTAGATACCAAAAATTTTTCAGAAAACATTTTAATTATCTTAGATACTTTCATTTTAATTCTATGCTCTTCGTAAAAAGATCGTATTTCATTTACTTGTTCAGCTAATAATGCGCTATTTGGATTATTAGTACCTTTTGAAGATAATGAATGTTTATTTCTCGTCTCTAAAGACACTATACGACCTATACCTGCTTTTGATATCTTTTTTTTCGTTTCTTCTGTATGTTTTAATCCTATATGTGATTTTGATATCTTTTTCTTAACATCATCGGGCCTAGGCACTCCTTTATAATGCTGAATCCTTTTATTAATAGTTTCATAAGATTGTGTTTTTCCGGAGCTAATGATTTGCATTTTTTCTTTTTTTAACTTTGCAATTTCGTCACCATAAATTTCTTCGTACGTTTTTCCTTTTAAGTGTTTAAATGACCCGCTATTTTCTCCAGATAATTTTTGACGCACTAATTCTTTATTTGGATTATTAGTAAATGTATCTCCACCATCGCCTCCTTCACGTATATTATAATACATAGGATCAGCTACAGCATCATAATAATTAATCCAAAATTTTTCTCGTTCTTTCAATTCGTCATGATTAGTACATACTTCTAAAATTTCTTTGATAAAATTTTCTCTGCTATATTTTTCAATTGCAGATTTTAATAGTAATCCAGAACCTAAATAATTTTTATTATTTTTAGTATCTTTTCCTATATACGATTTACCATTAATTAAATTTGTAGTTCTATAAATGATCATATTTAATATAAATACCAACCAATTGACATTTTGCCATAACCTTTTATATAATTATTGATTGATTGATATTTATATGCTTTTATAGTACATCCGCTACTTTATCTAACGCTCTTAACTTTGCATTTCCTTTTGGAGTGCCTGCTTCGCCAGAGTTAATTACTAACATAGATTTAAACGTTCCTTTTATTCTATTTTTAGATCTAGTATTCTTAATTTTTCTTACTATATCATATAATAGCTCTTCAAAGCTACCGTTTATATCATAATTTTGAAATAATTTTTCTACATCAGACCAATTAAATGATGACCAAATATCTGTTCTGTTTAGCTCTTTAAAACCATCCAAAGTAACGACTCTTAATGTCAATCCTTTTGGAGATAGAACAAATTCAAATTCTTGATTATCTTCTAGCTTCGGAATATTTTTAATATTCAATCTTTTAAAGATATCATAAGGATTTTCTTCAATACACATTGCTTTAGCTAATCCAATTAATAATGCTTGACGCTCTCCTGGAATATCTAAAAATGTAGATCTGTATGTTAATTCTTCTGGAGATACAACTATCATGTTATCTATTTGAACTGTCAAATCTGGATAACCTTCTATTGGATATTGCGTAATTACTATATCTCCTGTTCCTGCTGTTTTCTTTCCTACGTGTCTACCACTTCTAAATGGAACAATAACATCATCGGGAAGTGATTTTAAATAAGTAGCAAAATCAGCTTTTATTTGTTTTGTGTCAGCTTTATCACCAGTTAATTCAATTACTAAATCTATATCTCCATGCCCTTCTTTCTTTTCTTGACCGCCAACTACATTACCATCTTCATCTTTTGGAATTATATTATATGAGCCAGTAATTTTATAACCTTTATATAATGGATATTGCTTTAAAACTTTATTAACAAATGAATCAACTGTTGCTTTAACTGCCATACTTGGAATTCTGTCTGCGCCAATAGATCCTGATTCTGATAATGTTTGATATGATAATAACTTTGAATCGTCAGGTAAAAATTTACCTTTTAATGCCA